GCATTCAAACTCTTGGCGGTAGACCCGCTCCGGCATCGCTCGACGCTCAGAGGCTAGAAACTCCGCGCTGATGCGCGGGCACTTACTAGCCGGGACCTCGTAGCGCTCCCAGTCGTTGCCCCCGTTTTCCCAGGCCTCGTAGAACTCCCCGCGCTTGCCCCACGGCGTGGTCAGCATCAGTAGCCGGCCACCCGAGACAGCCAGCATGGGCCTAACCGCGTGGTAGAGCTCATCGGATACTCTCGACGCCTCGTCCACGATCAGCAAGTCTACAGCGCTAAATCCCCTAACCGTCTTCTCTGTGCCGGGCAAGGCTTCGATCCTGGAGGCGTTCTTGAGCTCCATTCCCAGCTTGCGGTAGGAATCGGCCGGGATCGGATATCCTAGCGCGCGATAGAAGGCGGCTACCTTTGAAAACAGTTCTTTAGCCTGGCGCTCTGCGGGAGCCAAGATAAGCACCAGGCTCGATGGCCGCCAGAGAGCCTGGTGCAACGCGATGATACCAGCCATCGTTGACTTGCCCGACTGGCGGGCGCAGTTGATCAAGATCTGCGGCGCATCCGAGCGAAGCAGCCTACGCTGCCAGTCGTCGGGCTCTATCCCGACCAGCCTGGCGAACGCTACCCTGTCAGAGGCAACCTCAGCCCTAGCAGCTGAGCGCTCGGCCTCGAGCTTCTCTACCTCTCTAAGAAGCGTCTTCGCGTTCATCGCGCTTTAAGGCGTCCAGCCTAGCGGCCAACTCCTCCTCCACGTACACGCCGCGCTCTAGGCGGATGTAGTCCAGCAGCACCGAGTAGCCGGTGAACATGGCGCGGGCTATGTTGCGATCCAGGCTCCCATCCTTCACGTCGGCGATGGCCTCTCTTATCTCGTCTTTGATGGTCCGGACCTGGCGAGAAGGCTTGCTCTTGCCTGCCCTAGACGCTGCTCTACGGCGCTCGGCGGCGTGCCTCGGGCTGTGCGCCCAACAGTATCCGTCCGGCCCTACAGCGGGCAGCGTACAAGGCTCTCCGTTGCGCTTATTCGCCCGGCATTGACCTGACAACGGACTACCTCCTTATGTGAATGTAGGACCGGGGCGACGGTCTGGCGGGGTACCGTCGGTGAGCCCCCGCACTGCCGTTCGCCAGAAGGGTCGTATGGCGCGCTCCGGTCTCAGTCGATAGCTCTTACGGGTTGAGCCTCACGTCCCACAGGCGGGCGCCATCCATGACCTTCGCACCATAGGCATGCAGCCCACGGTAGCCAGTGGCGTGCCTGTCCTGGATGCGCAAAGATTCAGTGTTTAAGATCTGTTGCGCGAACGACCAAGCGCTGTTATGGCCTGCAACACAGTGGCTTACGACCGGCGCCGTGCCTGTGTCTACGGTGTTCCTCGAGGACAGGACGGCGATGCCGGCAACCGTGCCTATCTGTCCATTGAGGACGGCGGGCTTGGATACGGCCTCAGTGGCCCTCAGGAAGTCAGCGTTCTGCAGCAAGAGCTCTTTGATCCACGGCTTGACCACGAGGAAGCGGCCCTCTTCGGGGATATCCGCATCATCCATCTGCCGCGCCAAGTTGACGATCTTGCCGTAGGCGTTCGCCGCGGTGATCTGGCTTGCGGTCACGGTGTTGGTGGCGCCCGTGTAGAGGCCAGCGATGTAGGTGTCGGCGGTGTCGCGCAGCTTGTAGGCTGCCCGTATGGAGAGCTCGTCAACGAGCGCATCGGGGCGCATCTGCGCCACGTTGACATCCTCGAGGCGGAAGCTGAAGCTCTTGACTTGGTCGATGATAAGCGTGACCCTCGAGTCGGTCGGATCCTCGTAGACAAGCTGGGTCGTGCCGGGTGTGTACGTCGAGACGCTGGGGTCAGCGACGCTATGGACATGGACGCGGTCGCCGTACTGGGAGATGTCGCCTTCGTAGTCGGAATTGATTATCAGGGGCTGGCCGAAGATCAGGGTCTTCTCGAGCTTGGCGAGGATGCGCGCAGACCATACCTGCGCTACAGCATTAGTGAGCAAAGCGGGCACTCCTTCTTAAGAGGGGGGAGAACAGTCTCGGTTGTGCCCACTATGATGAACCGCCGGTGGTATCGGCGTGTCTGGTATTATACTACATTACACCCAGCGGAGCTAGCGCTCGCCACGTAGGAAAGCTGCGACTCTATCCCAGCTTGAGTTGATCTCCTCGTGGCTCATCTTCGTCAGCTGCTCTTCCGATGTGATGGGGACGTCCGCCCCCGCTCCGTTACCCTCGCCGGCGTCTGCAGGGGTGTCTACGACCGTGATGCCCTCGCCGAAGACTTCGGGCAGATCCTTATGCACGGCCTTGATAGCGTCGCGGACGTCCTTCTCGCTCGGCTCGCCGGCATCGTCATAGCCCAGGTTATCGAAGTCGGCCAGGCGCAGGATCCGGTCCTGGCGCGCGCGCTCTGTGACCCCCATCTCGGCCAACATGGTCCGCGCGTCGCGCCTGGCTAGCCGCTCGCTGGCCCTCGCCTCGGCGGCCTGCGCCCGAGACTCTGCCTCTCTGGCCTGCTCTCGAGCTTCGGCAAGGCCAGACTCACTCTCCCACTTTTGCCGAGCACGTTCAAGACGGCCGGCTATAAGACGGTTGAGATCCTCTTGAGTATTTACCGTCAACGGGAAATCCATTAGTTACCTCCCTCTATCGACCTCAATTGCGGCGCCTCTTCTTGTGCGGCAGGAGCCGGGCCCGCTATCCGCCCGACTTCCTCGAGGATCTTCTCCTCCGGCCAGTCGGGATGGAGGCGGCGCACTATCTCTTCTGTTGAGATTGCGTTGGCGTTGCGGAGCCTCAGGAGTTCCTCGGCATCCTGCAGGCCATCACGGGGCATCCCATCGGCGAGCTCAACGTCCGGCATGAGCGGCTCGACCTGCCCCCTGCCCAGGATCATGGCGAGCGCGACCCCGCAGGCCTCCGCTATCGCTTGGCGTGCCATACGCTCCTTGCCGGCCCTTGTCAGTAGAGTCCTGACCTGCCTCAGTTTGAGAGCCGTCCCGGAATCGGCGCGTCCCTCTTTATCGAGGCCCCAGCTGCCAAGCGAGTACCCGGCCGTGGCGATCGCTAGCTCCCTAACATGCTCGACGTAGGCTCGGTGCTCTGTGGCCTCCAGGCCTGGCTGCGAGGTGACTATGAGATTCTCAACCGGAAAGGGCGACTCTACGGCAACTCCAGGGGAGTTCGAGCCCAGGTATCTGCCAGGCCAGTCATCCACGGCGATCATGTTGTGCATAGGAAGCGCGCCAAGCGAGGTCAAGTCCCGCGCCGAAAAGCGGCGGAGATACGTCACCGGCTGCGACGCCCTCATCTTCACCCTGCCGACACTTGCTGCCTCGTCGAGCGCATCTAGCAGCGGCTCGAGGCCTGCCAGGTCGGAATGTCCCCCTGGCACGTTCTCCCACCTGATAAGCGTTGGCCTGTCCACTCCGGTACGGGCCTCGGGGCGGAGGTCGCGAAACTGCGGCGGGCCCTCTGTGAGCTCGTGGCGCTTGCCCAGGCGATCACGACCGCCCTTATAGAGCACTCTTTCAATCTTCCCGGGCGAGTGAGCCTCGAGGAGGCGCCATACCACGGCAGTGTTGTTTTCTTCTTCGGCGCTCATGGCGAGGACGCCGCCCAGCGTGTAGCGACCATGCCGGGTCGACCATAGAACTGAATCCTCGGGGTGAAAAGTGATGAGCGGGACTTCGCTCGAAACATGGTCATCCCAAACGACGCGGAGGGCTGCCGACCCCTCGCTCGCCACTGTGTCGCCGGCGTCGAGCAGCAATTCGGCGACGCGGTTCTCCTCGAGCCACTGGTCGAGGCGCGCTTGCTCAGCGGAGCTCTCCTCGGGTAGGCGTATCTTCGGTGGTTCTGAGAACAGAAGCGAGGCGCTGAACTTCGCCAGGTCACGAGCCAGCGGGACCGGAGTAAAAACCTCCTGCCGTTCGTGCGTGGCCTGCGCGCTCCCGTCGGTATTCGCGACGACGTGGAGATCCGTCCTCCACCTGAAAAGCTCCCTGGCATCGTTTTCGTAACGACGTCGGTACTCTCCCACCTGCTGCCAGCGGGCGCGTTCCGCCTTCCCCGGCGGCCAGCGTCTATCACCCTGCGTCTCTCCCCGGAGGATCCGTTCTAGCTCAGACTGGTGCATCTAATTCCTTTTTGCCGCGTCCCGATAGGGGTAGGCCCCCTACGGGCGGAGAACGTCGTCCCTGGGGTATTATATGTGTTTGCAGCATCAGGCAGCCTCCCCGCCCAAGTCCGTGCGCGCCACGGCAGCAGCAGCGGCAATCTCCGCCTCGTCTTCGAGCTCATCTGTGTAGCCTAGGGCGAATAGAACCCATTGGAGATGCCAGGCCTCAAGTCCGTACATCTCCGGATGCCTCAAATAGAGGTCGCGGATGGCGGGGAGGAGCTCCCAAGCGTTCACGGCCCTACCCCCCCGTTGCCTAGGACCTCCATACGCGCCCAGCGTGGGGACATACCCTCTCGGATGAGACGATCTATGAGCTGCTGTACCTCTCCTGGCGCTGGCGTACTGGTACGCTTCTTCGTCTCTTGGGCCTTCTCGCGCCTCCTGGCCTCTTCGCGCTGCTTTCGCAGTAGCCTCTCCATCTGCGGCCGGCCCCGGAGGCGGGTGGGCTGTTTGTGGGTGGTTAGCTTAGCGTCGCGGGCCTTACGGTCCTCGGCGTGGCGGCGTTTTTGCTCCCGTTCGGCGTAGGTAATGCCGGAGTGTTCCAACACGTACTTATACTTCGCTGCAAACTCCCTAGTGAGGCGAAAGCGGCCTTCCCTGGTTTCCTGGACGATTCCAGCGGCCTTCAGGCGCTTTATCGCTCCGTCCCGACCGAGCAGAGTGCTCTTGCGGCGTCCTGTTCTACTAGACAAGTCCTCTGCAGTTTCTCCACGCGTGTTTGCGCGGGAGGCCACCAGAGCAACTGCCACAAACATGGCTGGCATACCCAGTTTCAGGAGCATGTCAGACTTCGAGTATCCGAACCTCATCCGGATAAGTAACCGCAGCGTTTCTAAGGCGTGTTTTGGTGCTGCACAACTTTGAACACTATATTGCGTGGATACTCTAGTGTTCAAAGTTGTGCACGCGCTGTTTTTGAGCACCAGCACCCCGGCTTTTTTGCCTTTCCCGCGCTTCCATTTCAGGATCTTCATGTCCTGCATGAGGTAGGGAAGAGCGGAACTGCTAAGGGTCTGGAATGAGGTCCCCGCAACTTCGGCTAGCCGACGGATGTCCGTTCCTATTCTTAGGTCCCCATCGTCATCTAGCACGCCATCTTCAGCGGCCATGATCACAGCAGCTGTGAAGGCCTTGTATGCC